TCTTAGAGCAAAGATACTTTGCTCAATGTTGTGGATGGACAGTATCAGGTCAAATAGACGTACAAAGATTAGACCCTCAAGGCATAACAATTATGGATTGGAAAACTCGTAAGGCTTATGCCGTGATGAATGGTCGCAGAAGTGATGTTGAGCAACTCAATATATACGCTTGGCTTGCTCGCAAGAATGGTAGGGAAGTATCCCAACTACAGATTGTTAACATCATCCGCGATCATTCCTCATTTGAAGCTGAAAGAAATCCTGATTATCCACAAAGTGAAGTTACTGTTACTGACATAGACCTATGGACGTTTGCAGAACAAGAACAGTTTGTGCGTGATAAAGTGGAGGCACATCAGTTATCTGCTATCACCTTGCCTGATTGTACAGACGAGGAAAGATGGAAGAGACCTGACAAGTTTGCGGTGATGAAATCCGGTGGTAAGAGAGCGTTTAAACTCTATGACTCACAGGAATTAGCCGAAGAATTTGTTGAGGAACACGAAGATTACGTCATAGAACATCGCAAGGGCGAAGCGATTCGTTGTGCAAAGTTCTGTGATGTGTCTGCATTTTGTGACCAATATCAAGGAGAATTAAATGGAAATGATTGATGACACGACAGGTGTAATTACATCTAGTCGTACAAGTGAAACATTAGGTGAGTTAGGAAAGGCACTAGCGGAGGCGCAGTCTGAGTTCCCAACCATACCTAAGACAAAAACAGTTGAGGTGCGTACACACGATGGCAAAAGCTACAAGTATAGTTACGCTGATCTAGCTGATATATTAAAAGTTATAGTTCCTATAACTAGCAAGCATGGTTTATCTGTGGTGCAAATACCAATCGTTAGTAATAAAGGCAACACCTTAGTCACGAGACTATTACATAGTAGTGGTGAGTGGATAGAAAGTGAGTTGCCATTAAGACAACAACGTGATGGCGCACAGGCTCTAGGTTCTGCGCTGACTTACATGCGTAGGTATGCGCTGAGTTCTATGCTCAACATAGCTACAGATGTAGACGATGATGGACAGATAGCAGATACAGATCATGTAGGTGCTGAGCCACAGGTACAGAAAGGCGGCAAAGTAAAAGAGCCTAGCAACACAGAGGATTTACATGTCTTTATAGAAAACCTTCTTGAAGAGGCTAGAGGTAAAGATACTGTAATCGAAGTAGAAAAACTTTGGTTAGCTAGTGCGGAAAAAACTGCACAGTTGCAAAGGCAAGATAAGAAAAAGTTTGATGAGGCAGTTGCCGAGTTGAAGAAAATCAGAGAGGTCATAGATCAAGATGAAGTTTAACCGATGGGTGTGTGCTTTCAGCCACCCAATTAATCAAAGGCTAGTCCTCTTTGGGTTAAGAAATGGATAGTGTAAGGCGGTTACTCACAAAACTTCCGCCTTACATGACTTGTTTAATTAATGGAGAAAAATATGGAAAAAGAATACCCTGATAGTCTTAGGATATTTCCTAATAATGAGAACCCTGATAGCGCAGTAGATGTGAGCGTGTTCTTTCGTGTGAAAGGCGAGGAACATAAGCTACGCATATACAAGAACAGGAACAAAGTTGAGGGTGATAATAGACCTACATACCTAGTTAAGTTGACTCTTAATGGTGAAGATTTAGAGGCAAACAGTTGGGAGAAAGTTTCTAAAGAAGGTAAGAAATACTTTCAAGGAACACCTAAACCACCTGATGTTGGCTATCAATCACAAAATACTACTGGTACACAAAACACCGCTATAGGTAGTGACACATCGTTTAAACCTTCTGACGATGACATCCCCTTCTAACGATTGGGCGGACAAGATACGTTCACAGAAGTATCTAACTTTTGTGCGATCACATGGATGTTTAATTTGTAGTAGACCTTCGCAAGCGCATCACCTTACACACATCATGGAAGGCTCACGTGGAATGAGGCGAACAGGAGATCAGTTTGCAGTACCGCTTTGTGAAGAACATCACCGCCTACTACACGCTCATGGTAATGAGGGTAGATGGTGGGCGATGGAAGGAGTAGACCCTTTGGAGTGGGTGGATGAAAAATGGAAAGAGTTCAACGAGAAATAAAAGTTACTTTAACACCGGCTGAAATGTTAACTGCCGGACAACAAGGACTTATGCGCATGGTACAGAATCTACGAGACAATCGTACACCTAAGTATGGTGCGCCTAAAGACATGACCGCATGGGCGATCAATATCTATGGCACTATGGGCGAGGCTTGTGTTGCCAAGTGGGGTGGCTTATGGTGGAGTGGTTCGCTTGGTGACTATCAAGCGGATGATGTGCAGAAGTTACAAGTACGCACAGTAGATCACAGTAAGAAACGATTGATACTACATGATGACGATAAGGACGATAGACCTTACGTGCTTGTATATGCAAATCCCCCTGAGTTCTATATCAAGGGGTGGATTATGGGTGCTGATGGCAAGGATAAGAAGTATTGGAGTGACCCACAGGGTACGAACAGACACGCTTACTTCTTGCCTGATGATGTGTTACATGACATTAATGAATTGGAAATAGGCTTATGGCTTTGAAAAAAGTATTTGAAGAAGAATTTGAAGAAAAGATATTTGAAAAAGAATTAGAAAAAGAAATGAAATGGGTTGGTGTAGCCATCATAGTCTTTGTTTTGTTTGTCATATTCTTACTGTCCTTTGCAATCTTAGTAGTAGCTAATGCAATCTTAGCTGATGTTGAGATATTAAAATTTATTAATAAGTAGGAGAAATAAATGGGTAGACCTAAAAAGAAAATACAGAAAAGAGAACGAGTGTTTAACAAAATAAGTGATGCAATAGATTACTTACAGTCTAGTTGGTTTAACTTAATCAAAGTGGTATTTATTACAGGCTTGGTTTTATTCACCTTATGGCTTGGTCTTGTATGGATGCCGACTGTTGAAAGAATAATCTTTGAAATTAGATATTATTAGGAGTGCAATATGACAGTAGGTAAAGATGTACTTGAGAAAGCCTTACAAGGTGTTGAGGCAAAGAAACACGCATACAGGCAGACAAGGGAGGGTACAGTAGTTTCTTTCCTTATACATCCTGATGATGTGCCTAAGTTACTTACGCAAGAATTATCTGTTAGTCAGATAGGTGCTAGGTATATGTTGGGTATTGTCAGGATGGAAGATGAAACTGATTACCCTGTGATACCTGAAGAAGTAACCATAGGTGAACGTGCATTTAAACGAGCATGTTTGATATGCCGTGACCCCAGCTACATAAGCTGGGTACGTTTAAACTCTGAACGATGGATGCAGTTGTACTCTGTGGACGAGTCAGAAGAAAACGATGAGACATATGCATCTGAGGTAATCAGAAATGTCTGTGGTGTTTTGAGTCGTAAAGATTTAAAAGAAAACAAAGAAGGTCAAACTAAATTAACTGAGCATATAAACGAATTTATGCAAGCAGTAGGAAGGTAGTGAAAGAAAAATATGAAATTAAAAAAGTTTCTTATGAAGAAACAAAACCTTTTATATTAGATATTCATTACGCAAAGAGGATGCCACCACTACAAATTGCTTATGGTCTTTATTCTGATAAAGATTTATTAGGTATATGTAGTTATGGAATACCACCATCACACACGCTACTCAAAGGAGTATGTGGAGAGCATTTTAAAAAAGATGTTATAGAGTTGAATAGATTGGTTTTAAAAAATAACAACAAAAACGAAGCGTCTTTTTTAGTAGGCAATTCTTTAAAGAAGTTAGGCAACAAAATTGTTGTTAGTTATGCAGACTCAACACAAGGTCATGTAGGTATTGTGTATCAAGCCACAAATTTTTTATACACAGGTATTACTAAACCTATTAAAGAAATTTATTTAAAGTCGAAACCACATCTGCATCATGCTACATACAGAGGCAAAACTTACAAACAAATGGAGGAAGAATATGGTGATGATGTAGGTTACAGATTAAGGTCTTTAAAACACAGATATGTAATATTTGTGGGAGATAAATCTTTTACAAAAAAAGCTAAAGCCAATCTTAATTACCCAATCATGCCTTATCCAAAAGCAAAAGCAACATAGGAAAACAAATGAAAATAGATAAAGATATACCAATACAAAAAGCAAGGTCTAAAACTAGAGAAGATATTGA